AGGTTCCTTGATAAAAAATTTTTTTTCTATATAATCGGCAAAATCGGCCAACAACCTGCGAAAATCTATGTCTCTGCACCTAGAACCTGATGTAAGTATCCCTATAGACGAGCTACCCGACGTGGTAGACCTGACGGTAAGGGCATCTGCCGCTGCCGAGACTGCAAAACTCCTTTCTCATCATGGATTAGACATAGATGTAGACAGTAATGATAAGGATGTTGCGGCTGCTTTAGCTACTTCTTACGCAGAAGACCCAGAAGGTACGTCTAAACAGGCTACGGCGTCACGGGTATCAAAGCTCACACCTGCAACTTTGCTGCTGACAGACAAGATTTTGAAAGATTTTGGTCATTCTGTAGTCGAATCTTCGGTTCAGTTACGCCATTTGGTTACGAATAAACTTATAGAAGAGTCGGACAACCCTGATGCACGCATAAGGATACGTGCGTTGGAGCTGTTGGGCAAAATTTCGGACGTTGGGCTGTTTGCGGAGAAGTCTGAGGTCACTATTACGCACCAAACTACCGATGACATCAAGGAAAAGCTGCGTACTAAGCTCACAAAGCTCATAAACCCCGAGCCAGACGTGGAAGACGCGGTGGTGTTAGAGGGTCAGGCCGTTGACATAGACGAAGAGTTCGGGTTCGACGACGATGAATAAGCCGTTGGACTTCACGGACGAAGAGATTGAGCTGATGTTGGCTAATCTGGACTCGTTTAGTGTTGATGAGGTGGCCGAGATTGATAAAATGGTCGATGAGCTGCATAATCGGACGGCAAACAAGTCTGCACATGACGATTTGATAGAGTTTTGTAAGCTGATGATGCCTGACTTTATAGTTGGTAAGCACCACCGCATACTGGCTAATATGCTCATGGGTATTGAGCGGGGCGATAAGGACCGTGTGTGCGTGAATATACCCCCTAGACATGGTAAATCACAGCTTGTTTCGATCTTTTATCCTGCATGGTTTTTGGGGCGAAACCCCACTAAAAAGGTGATGATGGTGTCCCATACCACGGACCTCGCGGTGGATTTTGGTCGTAAAGTGCGTAACTTGATCGCTACAGACCAGTATCGCTCTATATTTCCTACCACATCATTAGCGCAGGATAGTAAGTCAGCGGGACGATGGAACACCAATGTAGGAGGTGAATATTATGCGTGTGGTATTGGGTCTGCTCTTGCTGGGCGGGGTGCTGACCTCCTCTTGGTTGATGATCCCCACTCTGAACAAGATGTTATCAACGGGAACTTTGAAGTCTTTGAAAAAGCCTACGAGTGGTTCACATTCGGTGCGCGAACACGTTTAATGCCCGGTGGACGGGTTGCGATAATCCAGACGCGTTGGCACATGGACGACCTGACGGGTCGTGTTGTGCGGGATATGGCGCAGAACGAACGCTCAGATCAGTATGAGGTGGTCGAGTTCCCAGCCATACTGGACGTTATGAGCAAAAAAACGAAGAAAGAGGTACAGAAGCCCTTGTGGCCTGAGTTCTTTGATCTGGACGCCCTGTTACGAACTAAGGCGTCGATGCCTACATTCCAGTGGAACGCTCAGTACCAACAACAACCCACCGCTGAAGAAGCAGCTATTGTTAAGCGTGAGTGGTGGCAGGAGTGGACTGAGGAAAGCCCGCCTCCGTGTGAATACATCATAATGTCGCTCGACGCAGCAGCCGAGAAGCACAACCGCGCAGACTATACAGCACTCACCACGTGGGGAGTGTTCCTGAACGAGCACACAAACAACTACAATATTATATTGTTAAACAGCATAAAGCGCCGTATGGAGTTTCCAGAGCTTAAAGAGCTTGCTATGGACGAGTATAGGGATTGGGAGCCTGATTCGTTCATCGTGGAGAAGAAAAGCTCTGGCGTGGCCTTATATCAAGAGATGCGGCGTATGGGCTTGCCGATATCGGAGTACACCCCACATAGGGGGTCGGGGGACAAAACAGCGCGTTTAAACTCCGTAGCGGACATAATAGCGTCCGAACTCGTATGGGTGCCACAGACACGGTGGGCAGAAGAAGTTGTAGAAGAGATTGCAGGATTCCCGTTTATGAGTAATGATGACCTCGTGGACTCGACGGTTATGGCTCTGATGCGTTTTAGGCAAGGTGGGTTTATCCGGTTACCCACTGATGAACCGGAAGAACCGCAGTATTGGAGACAACGCAGCGGTGGATATTATTAAGAGGGTTAGAAATGGCTATTGAAAAAGGACTATATTCCGCCCCACTCGGGATGGACGAGGACATCACCGACATGGAAGAGATGGAAGTTCCTGATCTGGAGATAGAGATTGTAGATCCAGAGGCTGTAACCCTATCCGATGGGGGTATGGAGATAACCATAATTCCCGGCAACGAGATGGATTTTACTGAGTTTGGTATGAACTTAGCTGAAGTTCTGGACGAGCGTGACCTAGCGTCCCTGTCTGATGACCTCATGGGGCAGGTACAGTCCGATATAGATAGCCGCAAAGATTGGGCAGATACGTTCGTCAAAGGTCTGGATGTGCTGGGCTTCAAGTATGAGGAACGTACAGACCCATGGGAAGGCGCGTGTGGCGTGTTCTCTACCGTACTTGCCGAGGCCGCGATACGGTTCCAAGCAGAGACAATGAGCGAAACATTCCCTGCTGCAGGCCCAGTAAAGACCAAGATTCTTGGTGAAGAGACCAAGGAGAAGGAAGAAGCTGCTGCACGGGTCAAGGCGGACATGAACTATGAGCTTACGGAGCGCATGGTAGAGTATCGCCCCGAGCATGAACGCATGTTATATAGCCTTGGGTTGGCTGGATCGGCATTTAAAAAGGTGTATTTTGACCCAAATATAGGTCGTCAGGCCGCTGTGTATATCTCCGCAGAAGACGTAATTGTGCCTTACGGCGCGTCAAACATCGAGTCTGCGGAGCGTGTTACGCACATTATGCGTAAAACAAAGAATGATTTGAAGAAGCTACAGGCTGGTGGGTTCTACAGGGACGTAGACCTTGGGGAACCTGAAGCGTTTCACACCGACATAGAAGAGAAAAAAGCGGAAGACGGCGGGTATTCGCTGACTAACGATGACCGCTACGCTATCTATGAGATCCACGCTGACCTCGTTATTGAGGGTGTCGATGACGACGATGGGATTGCTCGTCCATACGTTGTCACCATTGAGCGTGGGAGTGGCGAAGTGCTGGCGGTTCGTAGGAATTACGAAGAGGGAGACCCCCTTACTCTCAAGCGTCAGCACTTCGTTCACTATGTATATGTACCGGGATTTGGGTTTTACGGGCTTGGCCTCATACATATCATTGGCGGTTACGCCAAGGCAGGAACTTCCTTGATACGTCAGCTTGTCGATGCAGGCACTCTATCGAATCTCCCCGGTGGATTGAAGTCACGCGGGTTACGTATCAAGGGAGACGATACACCGATAGAACCGGGCGAATTTAAGGATGTAGACGTACCGTCAGGCAGCATCCGTGATAATATCATGCCTCTCCCGTACAAGGAACCTAGCCAGACCCTTCTCGCCCTTTTGAACCAGATTACGACCGAAGGTCGCAGATTGGGTGCGATTAGTGACATGAACATCTCGGATATGTCGGCTAATGCCCCCGTTGGGACCACACTGGCCCTGTTAGAACGTACCCTGAAGCCTATGGCTGCGGTACAGGCGCGTGTACACTATGCGATGAAGCAGGAGTTCAAGCTCCTCAAGTCTATCATGGCCGAGTATGCCCCTGCAGAGTACACATACGTGCCTGTGAGAGGCGAAGTGAGCGCCAAGCAGTCAGACTATATGATGGTCGATGTGATCCCTGTGAGCGACCCTAACAGCTCTACGATGGCACAACGGGTGGTACAGTACCAAGCTGTCCTCCAGATGTCACAGCAGGCACCGCAGATTTACAACTTGCCGCAGCTACATAGGCAGATGATCGAAGTGTTGGGCGTAAAGAACGCGGATAAGCTGGTGCCTACGAAGGACGATGCGAAGCCTACAGATCCTATCAGTGAGAACATGGATGCACTGATGGGTAAGCCGATGAAGGCGTTTATTTATCAAGATCACGACGCGCACATGACGACCCACAGATCGTTCATGCAAGATCCGATGGTGGCACAGATGATCGGCCAGAACCCGCAGGCCAAACAGATTATGGCCGCTATGCAGGCGCACATCGCTGAACATCTTGGGTTCTCCTACCGCAAACAGATCGAAGAGCGGCTTGGTACGGATCTGCCCCCACCTAATAAGGAGTTGCCAGAAGACATTGAGGTTGAATTGTCTCGTCTTGTAGCTAAAGCAGGCACACAGCTTACACAGGCGCACCAGAAGCAGGTTGCGCAGCAACAGGCACAGAAACAAGCACAAGACCCACTCATGCAGCTCAAACAGGCAGAGGTACAGGTCAAGCAAGCAGAAGTGCAGCGTAAGGCAGCAAAAGACCAAGCTGAAACGCAGCTTAGACAAGCACAACTTAACCTCCAGCGAGCCAAAGACACTTCCGCGGCTATGTTGGATGCTGAGCGGGTAAAGATAGAGCAGGCAGAACTCTCTATAGAAGCTGAAGAAAAAGGCGTGAAGCTACAGCAAACAGGACGCGCCGAACGTAACAAAATGACCTTAGAGACCGCCCGTATGATGAAGGGCGGAGGGGCACCTAAAAAGGAGTCATAACACACAATGGCAAAAACCGTCTTTGACGTGCTGAAAGATAAAATCAACGACGATATATCGTCTGCACAAAGTTTCCTAAACGCAGGGTCACCTAAAGACTATGCGAACTATAGGGAAGTTGTTGGCTTAATTCGGGGTCTCGAAGCCAGCAAATCTTATATTGAAGACCTTGCGAAAAACTATATGGAAGACGATGATGACTGAAGCAGCAGTTAAAATCAGCGATGCTGAGTTGGAGCTACAACTCCCAAAACCCGTAGGCTACCGCGTACTCGTAGCACTACCGCAACCGGAAGAAACCATATCGGGGACTTCTATTATTAAAACAGATACCGCCAAAACCCAAGACCACATCATGTCTATTATTGGCCTTGTCGTGGATATGGGGTCAGGCGCATACGCTGATAAAGACCGTTTTCCCGATGGACCTTGGTGTAAAGAAGGTGACTTTGTGATGTTCCGTATGAACTCGGGCACACGTTTTACCATCGGTGGTGTAGAATATCGGCTAATGAACGACGACTCTATTGAGGCTGTTGTAGCTGATCCAACGGGCATACAGAGGGCGTAGATATGGCATTTCAAAAAGTAGAATTTGAATTTCCCGAGGATGAAGATGACAACAAAATGGCTATCGAAGAAACTAGCGCAGTTGAAATTGACATCACTGGGAAGAAAACTGCAGAAGATTTTGCAGCAGATGAGGCACCAGCGGATAAGCCGAAAAGCAAAAAGGATAGTGATGACGACGACCTTGAGATTGAGGTTGTTGACGATACGCCGAAAGCTGATCGGGGGCGTAAACCGTCCGAGCCGCCTGAAGATGTCACTGAAGACGAGCTTGAAAAGTATTCTGAGCAAGTCCAAAAACGGATAAAGCACTTCACTAAGGGCTATCACGATGAACGTAGGGCGAAGGAAGAAGCCCTACGGGAGCGCCAAGAACTTGAGCGTGTTACACAGCAGCTTATAGAAGAGAATAAGAAGCTAAAGGGCAATGTTAACAAGAATCAGACCGCCCTACTAGAACAGGCTAAGAAAAACGCCGCGATAGAAACAGAGACCGCTAAACGTGCTTATAAAGAAGCATATGAGACTGGTGACTCTGACGCAGTGTTAGAAGCGCAAGAGAAGTTAACAAATGCTAAGTTGAAGTCTGATAGACTAGCAAACTTTAAGATCCCGGCTTTACAGGAAACAGAAACTCCTGTACAACCAGAACCAGAACCCGCCCCGGCAGTACAAGTCGATGAACGGGCCTCAGATTGGCAAAAAGCTAATTCGTGGTTTGGAAACGATGATGAGATGACGAGTTTAGCGCTGGGGTTGCATAATAAACTTGTTAAGCAGGGCGTAAGCCCGCAAAGTGATGAATACTACGAGACGATAGATGCTCGTATGCGTCAGGTCTTCCCCGATAATTTCGAGGATGCCGAACCAAAGCGAAAGACACAGGTAGTGGCACCCGCAACGCGGAGCACAGCCCCTAAAAAGGTAACACTGACCAAGACCCAAGTTCAGCTCGCTAAGAGGTTGGGGTTAACCCCTCAACAATACGCCAAACAGGTTGCATTAGATATGAGGAAACAAAATGGCTGAGAATCGGATTAACCGTGAATTAGAAACCCGCGAACGTAAAGTTCGTAAGAAGGCTTGGACGCGCCCCGAGGTGCTGCCATCTCCCAATCCCGAGCCGGGGTA